TCCCGATCCGGCTGACCCGCCACCGCCTCCGCATCCTAGATTTGCCGTCGATCCGCCCATCCCGCCCCAGCCGGCACCGCCGGGACCAGCATCATGCCCACTGCTCGCCGGCGACGTGCCATCATAGCCGTTGCCGAAGCGCGACCCGCTTGAGCCGCCGGACCCGCTGTTACTGCCGTTGGGGCCGGCGCCGTTGCCCCCGGCGAAGTTCTGGTCGCCCCCCGTCGCGGTCCCGCCAACACCGGGCGTGGTTCCCACAGCGTTGGTCCCGCCCTGTGCCGTGACCGCGATGCCCAAGGTCGGGCATACAAGCGTCGCGGCGGTCTCGGAGCCCCCGGCCGGCAGAGTGATGCTGAACGCGATTCCGTCCAGCCCGCCTTTCCGGAAGGCGGTGACGATCCCGCACCCCGCCCCCGCACCGCCGGCCCCCGCGGTTACCCCGACGGCGGCGGCACCGTTGCCGCCCGGGCCGAAGACGTGGAAGCGCACGACCTCTGTTCCGGCGGGGATGCCGGCGTCCTGGATCGTCCACATCGGCGCCGTCGCGGTGATCTCGACGTTGCAGCTCAGGGGAGACGGTGCGGCGACCTTCGCCAGGCTCGGCGCGTCGATCGATCCGCCGGCCGACGCGCGACGCGCCACTCCGACCGGAAGGCCGCCTGCCGCTGGCGTCCCGATCGGCGCAAAAGGGGCGCTCATGCTCAGTAGTCCGCGCCAAGTGCTTCGGCGACGATGCTGCCGCCCGGTGTCGGCTCCACGGCGATGGTGACGCCCAGGACGGCGTTTGCCGGGAGATCGAAATGGTCGTTGGGATTGGTCTGGTCGACCACGGTCACCCGGCCCAGGTTCTCGGTGGTCGCGGTGAGCGTATGCGGCGGGACCAGCCGATCGAGACGCGGCAGGTAGACCCAGCTCGTCCCGCCATTGGTCGACAGGAAGATCCGCACGGCGGTGGCGGTCACCGTGGCGGTCGTGCCGACGTACATGCCGGTGACGCGCATCCCCTCGGCACCGGCGGTGACCAGGGTCGTGATCACACCGGTCCCGTCGGTCGCGGTGTTGGCGGCCGTGACGGCCGCAGCAGCGTAACGCGGCGTCTGTGGCCAGGCGGGTGTATTGGTCAGGGCCATGGGTTGGGTCCTCCTGGATCGGGCATGTACGGGTCGAGAAGAGTCAGGTCGCGATCGCGTAGGCGGCGCCGAGGCTGACGGCGTAGCTCTGTAGGTTCGCGGTGTTGGTGATCGCGTACCCTCCGGCGTCGAGGGCCGCGCTCAGCCGTGGGGCGGGATCCAGGGCGAGATTCTTCACCAGCAAATACGGCGGGCCGATGAGCCAGTCGCTGGCCATCGCCCCGCTGCCGGCGAGGGTGGCGGTGATCGTGAGCGACGTGCCGGTGAAGCCGGCGATCGCGCCGATCATCCACACCGTCAGGTCGCTCGCACTGGCGGCGCGAACCATGTCGCCGACCCGAAGCAGCGTCGTCGCCGCGCTCTGATCGGTGGTGAAGGTCACCGGACCGACGGCCGCGGTCAGGGGGGACGACGACGTGGCGTGAACCCCCTTGAAGGCCGACGCTTCCTCGGCGACCGCCTGCAGGATCGCCGGCAGGCCGGTCGCCTCGTCGGCATAGGCGTTGCCCTCCACATTGGCGTGCGTGAAGGTCGTCCCGGCGAGCGTCACACTCCAGGGCATGGGGTCCTCCTGATGTCGGTGCGTGTCAGAGCAGTTCGTCGACCACGAAACGCCGCCGGTACCGGCCGAACGTCGTGTTGGTGATCGGCGCGCTTTCGGCCAAGGCGCCGTAGATCGTGTGCCGGTGAGCGTGGGTCGCGTCGTCCGGATCGGCGATGACCATCAGGTCTCCGCCCTTGCCCTTGAGCCGTTCCAACTCATAGGCATGGCCGAAAATCTCATCCTTACCGAGGTGATCGATCGTGAACGCCAGCCGACGGTATTTCGGTTTGGCGTTGACATAGGCCTGGCCGCCCCGCGACCGCCGGATCTCGCTCTCGTCGACCTGCTCGATGGTCCAGCCGTACTGGAAGTTCACGCTGGGTTGCCAGGCGGGTCCGGCGACGAGCCGGCCGGCCTGGAGGTAGCCGTCGGTGTTGCCGACGTCGGTCAGGTCGATGCGGAGGTAGCGCGCCCGCACCGCCGTCGCCAGCGTGTGCACCGCCTGGGCGCCGTAGGTCGCGGCTTCAGCGGCGTCGAGCTTCCCGCCCCAAAGAAACTCGCCCCAGCTGCCGACGCCGAACGGTATCGGTGCCGGCCAGACCTCGATCGGCCCGGTGTCGTAGAGGACCGTGACAAATGAGGCGTCATCGCCGAGGCGCAGGCGCCACAGACCGCTCTGGGTCAGGTTGTGGCGCACCAGGGCGATGAACCGGACCGGTACGCTCGTACCGAAATCCAACGTCACGGTGGTCTGCGACGGGTCGAGACCAACGGTTCGGGCCACCTTCGATGGCTGGCGGTCGGCCAGGTTGGCGGCCGGCAGGCCCTCCGTCCACGATCCGCCGGTCAGCGCAGCCGCGTCAACGTGGTTGCGGTATGCGATCAGAATGCTCGCCATGCCGGGCTACCCCCAAAGATCCAGGGCGATTTCGTTGACGGCGGAGTCCTCGACCATGCCGACAATCACCAGGGATCGCCCGGCCCCCAGGCCATGGCGCGGATACCGCAGGGTGACCGTCTGGCCGAGATCGAGGGCAAAGGGCTGTGTCTTGAGCAGCACATTGAACCGCGCCCGATCGGCGCCAAACACCGCCAGTAAGCGGGCTGCCTCCGCCGCCGCGTCGGCCGCGTCGGTCAGAAGCGTCGACGTCCTGCGCTCCTCGGCCAGAGGATGGCGGGTGCGCACGGCCTCGTCCTCGGCGGCCTCCAGGCGCTCCGCCTCGGCGAGGTCGTCGCGCGCCTCTTCCGATACCGCGCCGGCGGTCGACCCGGCGTCGAGGGTGGACCAGTAGCGTCGATACCCAACGCTTTGCCGCCAGATCGGCCGGTCCACCGCGAGGCTTTCGATCCTCAGGATCTGGCTCTCATCGAATGTCGCCACGGGGGTCGCCGCCGGCGGATCGACCCGACCGATGGTCAACCGGCCGGCGCGGTCGAAGCCGAAATGGGCGCCGATACTGTCGGCCAACGCATCGAGCACCTCGCCCAGCGTCGCCCCCTCGGCGACTGAGATCCCGACCCTCTGGGGGTGGGCGGCGTCGAAGGCCGAGAAGGCGGCGGTATCGACAGTCAACGCCTCCCCGACGCCGGCGCGGGTGGTCGCGAGGCGCTGGATCAGCGCCGCCACCGACTCCAGGTAGGAGCCGCCAACCGCGTCACCACGCACATCCGCGGTGACCGTTCCGGCCGCCGACGCGCCGAGCGTGAAGGTCCCGGCCACCGCGTCCACCGCGAATTGACCGGCGCCCGGCGTTCCGGTCACCTTTGCGAGCGGCAGCCCTGAATCGTAGACCGCGTCGACGTCCTGAATGGCGCCGTCATGGACCTGATAGGTCAGGGTCGACGGGTCCACCAGGACCGGGGGCACATGGTGGACCCACCCGAAGGTGAGCGGCTTCTCTCGATCCTTGAGACCGACCCGTCCTTCGGCACCGCCGGAGCCTGCATAGGTTCCACGCGCCACGCCATGTTCGAACCGTGCCTGCAGGTCGCGCAGCCGGACAACGACGGTTTCGTCATCGACCTCCACGGTTTCGGCGGTACCGTCGAAGATCACACCGAACGCGGCGTAGGCGAACCCATCGCCGCCCAGCAGCACGCGGACCCGCCGTCCGTCAAAGGCCAGGGAGGTCATCGCGTCCAACGCCCCGTCGGCATTGTTCAGCAACAGAGTACCGGCGCCCGGCACCGACCGACCCGACAGGCGGCCGGCGGAAAACAGCTGGCGTTCGAAGTTCAGCGCTTCGATCAGGCGCGGTTCGAAATAGGTGTCGGCCGGACTGTCCGTCGGTGCCGTCACGAACCCGTCGTCGCTGAAGTAGTACGGCACGGTGCCCGGCACCGTCGCATCGTACGGCTCCAGGATCACAAGGTAGCGCCGCCGCGCCGACGGGTCCGCGATCAGGGTGTCGAATGCTGTCATGCCGCTCTCCCCGCACCGCGCGCGGCGGCGGTGACCCGTTCCAGACCGCGGCGCAGGGCGGCATTGTCGGCACGCAGGCCCGCGACCGCGGCAGCCACCTTGCGGGTCTCCAGGATCAGCTCGGCCAGCCCGTCGCCGACACCATCCGGTGCGTCATTGGCGACCTCGGTCACCGTGACCGGGATCGACCGGCCGTCCGGCAGCGGCACGAACGCTTCCGCCATTCGGCCCTCACCGAACAGGGCCAGGTGCGGCGTCGTCGCGATCCCGCCCGAGGCGTGGCCGTGGATCGGGAGCGGGCCGGACGCGGTCATGACACCGCCCTCCGCGAAGCGCACGGTGTTGTCGATCAGGTCCACCGCGGCCTTCATGTCGGCGGACAATCCGGCGCGGAACGCGCCGAACGCCCCGTTCCCGAAATCGCCGCTGTAACCGGTCAACCGGGCGATCATGCGGTTCCGCGTCGGATGCGCCCCGAAATCCGCGTTCGGGTTCGGCAAACCGGCGTCCTGGCCGCCGAGAGCGCGGGACAGACTGCGGAGTTCCTCCAGTTGGGCCCGAGCCACGTCGAGTTGCTGTTGGGCCAGGCTTTCGGTGTCCGCGAGGACCGTATCGACCCGTTCGAAGATCCGCGCGTACTCCTCGTTGCTGGCATAGAAGTCGCGGGCCAGGCGCAGATACGCTTCACCAGCCTCGCCGAGCTCAAGCTGGGCGTCCTGGTCGCCTTCCGCCGCCCGGGTCGCGAGGTTCTCGAAGAAGCGGCGGGCCTCCTCCAACTGATCGGCCGGCGACTGGATCGAGAGGTCCGAGGCGGTGGCGAGCCGCCGGCGGGTCCCGGCAACACTCTCGACGACGGACTCCGCCGTCCGCGCCAGTTGCTCCTGTTCCCGGATCTGGGTCGGCAGCTCCTGCGTGGCGCGCGCGGTCACGTCGGCCAGGGTCTGTTGCGCGGCCGCGTTGTCGTTGGCCGCCCCGAGGGTCAGGTCAATCGCGTCGGTCAGCGCATCCATGACCAGAACGTTGTCGGAGAACGCCGTCCGCAGGGCCTCGATCACATCCGGTGTCAGCGCTGCCGGCGCCAACAGACCGGAGAGCTGCTCTTCGAGAACAACGTCGAGGCCCGACAGGTCGTCAACGCCGAGCGCCATGCCGTCGGCGCGGCGAAGATCATGCCGATCGATCGCTTCGGTGACCCGGGTCAGCAACCCGACCCCCTGGGCCGCCGCCACATCGGCGGCGAGCTGCTGCTCGAACGTCGCCCGCAGGTCCTTCTGAACACCGGCCAGGAGGGCGCCCACGCCCTCGATATCCGCGAAGGAAGCCCCCAGCCGGTCGATGACCGTCGCAAGATCGTCGGACCCGGAGAGCAGAGCGACGAGCCTGTCGCGGTAGAGCTGGTCGAGACCGGAAAAGTCGCTGAGGCCGAGCGCCACCCCCACGTCGCGGCGGGACTGGTACTCATCGAGAGCACCCGTCGCCTCGCTCAGCGTGGCCGGTCCGCCGACCTGCAGCAGATCAGCGGCAAGGTCATCCTCGAACCGGTCTCTCAAGTGGGACTGGGCCCCGGTCAGGATGGCCCCGGCATCATCCACATCCGTGAAGGATGCGCCAAGCTGATCGATGATCTCGGCGAGGTCATCGGCCCCATTCAGCACATCGGCGATACGCTGCCGATACAGCTGGTCCAGGTCCGACAAGTCCGAAACGCCGATCGCCTCGCCATCGGCACGTCGGTCCCGGTACTCGTCGAGCAGCTCCAGGGTTTCGACTTGCGCGCCGCGACCGGTTGCCTCCAGCAGCTCGTCACTGACTTCCTGCCGATAGTCGGCGGCCAGCTGGGCCCGCAGTGCATGCGACGCTTCGGTGATCTTGGCCGCGACATCGATGGCCGCGACACCCAGTTCGGGGAACACCTCCGTGGCGTCGGCGATGTCGGCATTGATGCGCTCGAGTTCATGTTCCAGCTGATCGATAGCGGCGGTGCCGGCGATCAGGCGCTCCTCGAAGGGCCCGATGGTCGCCGGTTCAAAGGCTCCGGCGATCCGCGCGATCAGGGTGTCGACATCCGCCTGGGCAATGGCGAAGGCGTCGCGGACCCGCTCCTGATTGTCGAGGATCGACTGCGAGGAGTCGGTCGCCACGTCTCCCGCCGCGGCTACCGCTCCGGCCAGGTTCTGCAACGCATCGGTCGTGATGGCGACCTGACCCTGGCTCATGACGACCTGATCGGCGGCCGGATCCGGACCTTCGAACGCAAAGAGACGGCCTTCGTCCCGGTAGCCTGTATCGGTGAGGCCGACCCTAGCACCGCTCAGATCGAAGCCGACCAACCCGCCCCCGCCGCCATCGTCGAAGAGTCCGGCGACCCCCGGCTGGAACAGCGTCCTGCCTTCGTCCTGCTCGAACAGCAGACGCGTGCGATCCTGCGCGCCCGGGCTGCCGACGTGAACGAGGCTGGACTCGCCCGCTGCCACCGGTTGCGCATGGGGCCTTCCTGGAAACAGCGTGGTGACCCGCTCCACGAACCCGCGGATCGCGGTGACGCCGTCGGTTGCCAGCGTTCGCCCCGTCTCGGCGATCTGCAAGCGCTGGCGCTGCAGAGAGACGGTGTAGGAGTCGACACCCTGACCCGCCTCCTCCAACGCGGCGCGCAGCGCACCGAACCGCTCGGCGAAGACCAGATCGTCGAACAGTCGTTCCAGGCTGTCCGCGATCGAGTGCTTTGCCGCCTCGGCAACCTCGGGGACATCGATACCCTCCAGCCCCTCTCGAACGATGAACGTCACCGCCTCGGTGATCAGCTCAGCCTCGGACAGGCCAGTGAAACGGTCCTCGTCCTCGGCATGGGCTCCGATGATGGCCTTGAAGTTGTAGCCCCCGGTCTGGCCGGAGCCGTCCTCCGGGTTGGGGAAGTAGCCGATGTCAAAACCGTTACCGTTGAGCCGACCGCCGAACCGGTTCGCAAACCGGTCAATCTGCTCAAAGATCGTTTCGACGGTCCCGATCAGTGCGCCAGGATCCCCACCGTTGTCCGTCGTGTACGCAACGTCCCGCGTCGCCGGAGAGACCCGCGCGACGGTCGTCGGTCCGACGGAAGGCGAGGGCCCGAACAGGCTCATCATGACGGGCAAGGCGGCCGTTGCCAGCGAAAGATATGGCGCCGCCGCGACCAGCGCCGAGCCGGCGGCGGTCAGTCCCCCTGCCGCGCCGGCGGCGCCGAATCCGGCCTCGAAGGCCGGGAGCGGGACGGAAAGCCCAAGAGTCTGACCGAGCGTGGACGTCGCGAAGCCCGAGATCAGCCCCCCGCCACCCCACCGATCAGGTCCACGATCGATCGTCCCACCCCGAAGAGGTCGCCGACGCCGATCCTTCGGCTGCCGGATGCTCCGGACAGGAGGCCGCCTACTTCCCCCAGCAGGCCGCTGAGATCAATCTGCACAACACGCCGGACAAGGTCGGCAAGGAGCGGGGCGACCGTGCGGAACAGATTGGTGAAACTGAGTTGGCCGGTGCGCTCGACCTGGGCAAACAGGTCCTCGAACATGTCCAGGATGCGGTCGCCAAACCCGCCCCAGATATCCGCCGCCGCGTCGCGCGCCTCTCGATGATCCTCGACGAGGTGCTCGACACGACTGCGGGCAACCGAACCGGTTCCAGTTCGGGCAACCGGTTCCCCAGGTCGGTGCTGGCGGCCGGCCCGAGGCGCGTATCGATCAGACGGCGAAACGCGCCATCGGCCGCGAGCGCGGCATCCGCCAGCCGCTGCAGCGACTGACCGGCAAGGTCGGCTGTCGATCGTGCGCGGGGACGTCCAGCTATCTGCGAGGCACGGAGGTCCATGGCGTTCTCCTCGGTCAGGAGGCGCGACCGGTGACGGACGTGCCGGCCCGTCGGTCGCGGTATCGCTCCAGGTAGGTCGCATCCATCGCGCGGATCAGCCGGCTGAACTCCGCGCCGTCGGCGATGCCGTTGAGTCGGCAATAGGCCTCGATCTCGGCAAGTGGGATCGGATCGGGCGCAACGGCCGCGACACCGACGGACACGGTCCGTCCGACGGACAGCACGGCAAATCCCTCGGCGACCGCCTGGAGGTCCTCGAACAGCTCAGGCCGGTCGGCCAGGGCTTGCGGCTCACGGCCGCTGCGCGCGGCGAGCGCCTTCAGGAAGTCGATGCGGTCTCCCCACTCGACCTGCCAGCGCACGAGGTCCCTGAGTTTTTTTCCGCGTCCTCAAGGTCGCGCTCGCGGTAGAGATCCAACTCGCCGGCCAGTTCCACCACGAGATCGCGGAAGTCGCGGTAGGCCGGGTCGAGCAGCAGCTCGCGCGCAGTCTCGCGGCTGTAGGGAAGTGGCTTGCCGCCTCGCTCGAGAGCCCGCCAGTCGAGCAACACGGTCTCGGCCAGCACTTCCGCCGTGATCCGCTCGGTGACGACATCGTCCAGCGTTCCGGCTCTGAGCGCCCGACGGTAGGGTTTGAGCCGGCGGGCCATGGTTTCGCGATAGCGCCGGTTTCCGATGCGGGCGATGCGCAGTTCGGCTCCGCTGGCCGCGTCGACGGTCGTCCAAACGCCCTCATCCTCGAGCGCGGTGTCGGTTTTGAATCGGTTGAGATCCATCTGCTGTCCCTCCTGAACGGGAACTCGACTTGGGTGAAGGAACGGGTCGGGGACGGAGTCGGGGGCAGGAGCGAGGGCACGCCCCCGACCGGGCCGCCCGCGCCAGAAGGCGAAACGGCAGCCCCTAGGCTGCGAACCGGTCGATCTGGATGGTGCAGCCGGTGTCCGGGTCGCGCACCGCCTGGTATTGGAACTCGGCCATGACGTCGCGGTCGTTGCCGCCGGCCTGAATTCGACCGTCGGTCAGTTTCACCCTGGGCAGAGTGACCACATAGGCCTTGCCGGTGCCGTCCTGGACCCGGAAGGAGAGCGACGTTGCCGTTCCCGCGAGGTACTTCTGGTACAGCGCGCCGTCCGAGAAGTAGATCGAAACGCTGCCCGATACCTGACAGCGCCCGGCGCCGACATCGACGTTGCCCAGGGTTCCGACCGCCTTGATTCCACGGATGTTGTTTCGCAGGTCCACGGAGAGCTGGCTGACCGAGGTACCGGCCATCAACGCGCCACCCTCCCGGATCTCGCCGATGTTGTCGACGGCGTTCATCACGTCGGTCGTCGCTGCCGCGACCGGCGCACCGGTGCCGACCGACGCGCCACCAAGCGCTGTCGCCCTACCGAGGAAATCGAACGCACCGGACAGGATCTGGCCTGTCTGAATCTGCAGGCGCAGGGAATTCACGACCATGCCGGTGAAAGCGATGAACGTGCCGACGTCGCTGAACTCCTTCTCCAGCGTGAACGAGCTCTCGGTCACACCGTTGCGGAGTACAGACCCGGACATCTCCACGGTCAGGCCCGTCGCCGCCTCGTCCGAGGCGGGCGCGGGAGAGACGCCCAGGCTGTTCGCGGCAACGCTGGTGACCTGGTAGTAGCCGTCGTTGTGACCTGACGATGCCTGAAAGCCGGAGACCTTCAGCCACTGACCGATGGAGATGCCGGAGGTGGAGAAATCGGTGGTCGTGCTGGTGAACGCGCCGGAGCCCTGCGACGCTGCGATATCCCCGGTCGCCGAGATCGACACCGGGGAGCCCCAGTCCGAGAACAGGGCACCGGCGATGAACGCGTCGTGAGCCCCGTAGCTCAGCTCGAAATCGAAGCCGCCGGAAGCCTCGGCGTCGACCTGGATCAGGTCGACGACCTGTCGGTCGGCGCGGACCTCGTCGCTCGACTGGGTGCGGATCTGATAGCCCAGGGTTTCCCCGGTGTAGCGAATTTGCGTCATCGCCGCGGCCGGGGTGGTTCCCCAGACCGTCTCCTTCAGGCTGTAAAGCTGCGCTCGGCTGGTGTCGGCCATGGTTGCCGTCTCCTTGGTTTCGGATCAGAAGGTCGGTCGTGTGAGGCATACGGTCAGCGGCGAACCTGCAGGCGGAACACCACCGGTCGGTCGCCGGCATACGTCGCAACGACCGAGATCACGCGGTGAACAACGCCATCGATGACCAGCTCATCTCCTGGAACAGGGTCCGCCGGCAGCGGATCAGCGGCGAGCGTGACGAGTTGGTCGCCGCGGCGCACGACGCCGTCGGGTTGGGTCGTCTCGACCCCTTCGATCACCCCGTCGACCGCGTGCTCAGCCCGGAGGTCCGTCACGACCCCCGTCGCCGGGTCGTAGCTCGAGGTCGTGGCGCGGCGCAGGATCATCGATGCGCCGCATCGCGCGATCAGGGCCGCAGCCATCGGGCGCAGCGTGCCGCCGGGCGGGCTCATATCCGCCTCACCGGCGCGGCCGTCGCACCGCGCACGAGGCCGGTCAGCAGCAGGTCGACAAAGGGGTAGAGGCGGTGGATCGACGCGTCATCGGCGTAGCGAATGCTGACGGAGCCAACCTGTTCGGAGACGACCTGTCCGCCGCGCTCGGCCATCGGGGCAAGGTCTCGGGTCAACGCAATCCAGGCCAGTTCGCTGCAGGCGTGCTTGACCCGGCCGGGAATGCCGGAATGGGTGCGCCCCTCCGCATCGACGGCACCGGTGCGCGGCCATCCGAGCGGTTGGGCGGCGTCGGCCAGCGCTCCGATCCAACGATATCGTCCGTCGAGATAAGCGGTCGCCTTGAGCAACGCGGCTTCGCGGTCGGCGGCGGCGGCCGTGATCCAAGACGTGACGTTCCGCTCGGCGAAGTAGGCGTCGGCGTCTGCCAGATCGGCGTACACATCGACACCGGCGGTCACGGTCATGGCGTATCTCCGTTGCTTGATCGGTGATGCCGACCTCCGGTTTCGTCCCGGCCGACGCGGGCAGCCTGCTCGCTGGGAAGCGGGGGCGGCGCGAAGGAAGCGTCGTCGCACAGCAGGCGCCAGTTGGCGTAGCGACCGTCCTTGGCCGCCAGGTAGTCAGTGCGGCAAACCATCAGCGGCTGACCGGTGCGGGCGTGTTCGAGCACGACCGTCCCGGGGTCTTCGGTATCGGGCACGGGTGATCTCCGGAGCTAAAAGGCTTCGAAAAGGTCGGAGCCGGCCACCATGGGTGACCGGCTCCGAGAGGCTCCCGGCGTCGGAGACGGTCGCCGGGCGCGGGGAAGCTGGTTACCCGACGATGCGAACCGCGAGTTCGGGGCGAACCAGTTTCACGCCCCAGAGAACGTCGAACTCCCAGACCGTCTGCTTGTACTGACGGCTCACCTCGAGCCGCAGGGACAGCCCGGTCTGGGCGTCGGTCATCGCCAGGATCTGGTTGCCCAGCGACAGCTCCGCGAGCCCTGCCGCCAGAGGGCGCATGGCGAGCGCGAACGCATCGCGGTGGAACGCCAGGTTCACCACGTGGGATCTCTGGACCGTGCCCGCCGTTCCGTTGGAAACGGCCGCCTTCAGGGCCGGCGACAGGTTGACGACGGTATTCCCGGTCGACAGTCCGACGCCCGTGGAGACCACATAGGTCTGGTCGTGCCCGGCGAAGGAGATCACGTCCCCCTCGACCAGGGTCGGCGCGCCAACGTCCGACGTCAGCGTCGCGGTGGGATCGCCAACCGAGCCGACCGCGCCGGCCGTGATCGCAAAGCTGCCGGAATCGGCGGCGGTACCGGCGGTATGGGTCGGCACCCCGTCATCGGCATACCAGTCGATGCCGAACTTACGGCCGATCTCGCCATCGATCTTGACCGTGGCCGACCCGACCTTCTCGGCGTCGGAGAACTGGGGAAGCGCCAGCGCGTTGGCCTCGGCATCGAAGTCGAGCACGCCGCGCCGGTCGGCCCGCGGAGCCAGTTGCTTGTTCAGCAGCTTGCGCGCCGCGGTGGCATCGCTGACATCTGCGGCGAACGGGGTGCCGCCGGCGGTGCCGACCGCACCGTAAACGCCACGGTACTCCGCATGCACGCTTTCGTTCACCGCGTTGGCGAGCGCGCGGATCGCTTCCGACATCTGCATCGGAACGAAGGTTTCGTCGGCCTCGATCTCCAAGACCTCCCGGTCGGTGAGATGAAAGCCCGCGCGTTTCCAGTTGTTGAGCTGGATCTGCGTCATGTTGGCCGCGAGCGAGGTCGGCACCGGCGGCGTGGTCGACGGCGTGACGTCGCCCGCGGTGATGGCGCTGGGAAGCGGCACGTCGATCGTATCGCCCCGCTTCGCCGCCTCAGCGGAATAGTCGGCATTGACGAGGCGGGGCATGACCGCCTGCTCGCGCAGGGCCATCAGGCCGCGTGCGAGGATCTTCGGCATGACTGCCGAAAGCGTGTTCGCCATGGCGAACTCCTTTGCGATGGTCAGGTTTCAGGAGGAGCGCGCCGGCGTCCCGCCGGGCGAGGGTGTGCAAACCCGCCAGCCGCCCGGGCCGGTGGGATGGTCGGATGTCCTGTCGTTCCGGAGGTCGGGAGCCGCCGCGTTCCGTCGGCCTACGCCAGACGCACCCGCCCCGCGGCGATGTCCGTGATGTGGCGCGACACCGCGCGCGGATCCGAGGCCGAGACGGTCATCGGGTCCGCGTCGCCGCGCCCCGCCACCGGAGCCCCGCTACCGCCTTTGCCGGACCCGTCGAACGCGCGGCCGTAGATCGGATCGGCCCGCAGGCTTTCAACAAGATCGGAGACGGTCCCACCACCCTCGGTCACCGCGACGGCGCCGTCCTCGGCGACGGAGAGGCGGGCGACCACCACCGGCAGCAGCAGCTCCGGCACGCCGCGCGCGGCCTGGATCGCCGCCCGGGCCTCGGCCTCCAGCAGACGGATCTCCAGCGTTCCCGCCCGCGCATGCGCGGGATCTCCGGGCTGAGACGCGGTCCCCTCGGCCGGCTCCGCCGTGGACGCCCGCTCCGGGGAGGCCCCTGCTGTTCCCGCGCTCTCGCCATCCTTGGCGGTGAGCTTCGCCTTCAGCGCCTTGCGCTCGGCCCGCTCCTTTTCGAGCGCCGATTTGAGGCCGGAAACATCCTCCACGCCTTCGGCGTCGAGGCGAAAGCGCCCATCGCCGGTTTCGGCGTAGTGCGCGTGGAGCGCCTCGGGCAGCTCATCCAGGCTATCGACAGTCGCAGGCAACGCCATGGGTCTCTCCTTCAGGTCAGGTCGGCCAAAATGCCGCGCCGGCGGATCTCGGCGAGGAAGGTCTCGCGATCGATCTCTCCGGCCAGGCGGGTCTTGAGCAGCAGGTCGATCTCTTGGGCTTCGCGCGCGTCGAGGCCGATATCCGGGTCGAGGGCGACCTTTCCGGCGCTCCATGGCGGAAGATCCATCCAGTCGGCGACAAGCGCGAGGGCGCGGGTCAAGCCCTCCTCGACCTCACGGACCAGCCCGTTAAGGGCGCTGTCCGACCGAGCGGCATCGATCGCCCGCTCGGTGGCCGTCACGCCGCCGGTGCGCCCGACGAGCAGATCCAGCCCCATCACCGCCATGCGATCTTCCAGGTCGGCGAGATCCCGGCGCCCCGCCGCGATCGCCGCTCCGGAGTGTTCGACAAAGCGGAGATCCGCACCGTCCCCCTCGCCCAGGATCAGCCGGTTGGGGCCGATCTCGATGCCGTCCTCTCCGACCTTGAGGTTGCGCGCGAACAGGATCGGAACGCGGGCCACATGCAGGATGTGACGCTGGTCGGAACTCGATTGCCAGTGCGCCAGGTTCAGCCATGCGAGATCCATCAGTGGCGGGCGGGCGGTCAGGAATCCGGTCCGCCCGGCGTAGATGGTCACAAGTGGAATCGCCGCCAGGCTGGTCTCCCCGCCCGCGACCCGTCGCCACGGCCGGTCGCCCGGGTTTTCCGGCTTACGCCAGAGGGACCAGCGGTTCGGTTCCAGAACGCGGATCTGCGGAACCGCCTTCTCGCCCCACTCGCCATCCCGCTCGTTCACCGTGTCGCGAATTCGCACCCGCATCAGAGACCCGCCCCGGTCGACCTGCCATCCGATGAGGTCGCGGGCCGCAATGTGGACGAGATAGGGGCGCGCCCCGCGGGCCCGTTCTTCCGCCAGGGTCTCGCCGCCCGGGGCCGCTTCGGGAAAATCGACCAGGATGTGGGTCAGCCCGTCGGTCAACGCCGCGCGCAGCACGTCCCGGGAAAAGGTGGTCAGATCGCGTCCCCCCAGGTCGAGGTCGAGGCAGAGCTTCCGCACCAGCGGGTGCGCGTCATCGCTGAGCGTCGCCGGCTTGGCGTAGGGTTTCCCGGAGAGGGTCTGGACCGCGCGGCCGAGCCCATTGAACAGAACCGTCCGCCCGAGACGAATGCGGTAGGCCTCCGGGCTTTCCTTCGGCTCCCGCGGAAGCCAGCGCTCACCGGCCGCCCGCATCGCCCGGGTACCGCCCAAGAGGTCGTGTACCAGGTCCCAGTCCTCGGCCATGGCGTGCCAGGCCGCGCTCGGGGTGGCGACGTCCGCGTCGGACGTCGCGATCGCGCTAGGGGGGTGGCGCTGCGGCATGAGGCGCTTCCTCCAGAGATGCCGATGGGTTGACGATTTCGTCCATGTGGAACGGAACCCGGAGTTCCATCCCGGGCCGCGCGCGGCCAAACAACCCGGTTGCGGGGGCGCGCAGCGCGATGCCCGGCGGGATCACGGCGCGGAGCCGCTCCGCCGTGTTTCGGGCGAGCGCCAACCCGCGGGCGCCGCCCCCCACCCCGCTGGCCCGGATCGACAAGGTGCCGGCGTAGCGGACACAGCACGCGAGTCCGACGCGCTGCACGAACTCGACGTCGATCACCAGCGTGGCGACGAGTGGGGGACGCGCGAGCACCGGTGTTGCCGCGCGCGCCAGATCCCGGACACGCCCGATCACCGAAAGTCGTCGTGCCAGAACGGAACGACCACGGCGACAGAGAAGGTTGCCGACTCGCCGGCGGTGTCCGGCGACGCGGTCGCGGCGCCGAAGGTCAGACCGGTGATGGCTGCGCCGTTGAACAGGGCAACGGCGCTTCCGGCCATCTGGTAGGCCGCCGCTGCGCCGGTGCCGCTCGGCACGCGGATCCGAAAGATCGCCGACCCGTGGCATCGATAGCGCTTCGGGGTCCCCCCGAAGGACGCCAAGACCGAGGGCTCGTAAGCGATCGAGAGTTCAGCCCAGGCCCCACCATCGGCAGGGGCGACAGACGTCACATTCGGGTAGGCGACCGGCGTGGCTGTCCATCCGGCGGCGACCAGGCCTTCGATGGCGGCGCGCGCCTCGTCATAGGTCATCGTGGACCTCCGATGGGTGATGTCCCGTCGAGCGGCGGTGCGGTTGCCTCCGCAGCACCGACCTCGAGCCGGGCACGCGTCGGTGCAAACCGCCGGTCAGAGTCCGGCAGCGGCTACGGCTCGGGCGACACCCGGCGGGCCGCGCGCCCGTCACGCAGAATGTCGCGAATACGAACGGTGAACTCGACAGCCGTACAGGCGGCGACGATGGCGAACACTCCTGCAATGCCAACAGCGTGCCAGCCGGGCACGATCAGATAGGCCAGACCGCCGGCAACCCATCCAACCCGGGTGGAGACCACAAGATCAACGTAGATGCCCCGGACGACAAATGACTTGTAGATCCTCGGGTTTTTCTTCCTGACCTCGATGACCATGAGAATACCGGCCATCAAGATGATCGAAATGGCACTGGCTGCCGCCAGCGGACCCTTGACGCTCCCGGCCGACAGGACACCGATGATCGCACGATACCAATCGGGCATGAACCAAGCGTCGATCATTCCTTGTCCTTTCCCGGACGGGTCCGCCTACAACCCCGCGCCGGCGCTGCGGGCAAGCCCACGCCTGGCAAGCTCCTGTGCGCGCGCCCTTTCGGTGCGGAGAATGGCATTCACCAGTTCGAACAGGGGCAGCGGGCCATCATGGAGTTCGACCAGGTTCTTTCCCGCCCCGAAGACGGTCAGCGCTCTGTCCCAGGAGGCGAGGCGCAGACGATACGCCTTCAGCGCGTCGTCGCTCATCCACGGGGCTGACAGATGGGTATCGCCGGCCAGGATCAGGTCGTTCACCCGACTGATGCGTGACACCACCATCGCGGCCGGGCCCTGCATGGTCGCCTTGAGTTGGCGGATCCGGGCCGACCGGCTCAGCAAGACCGCGTCCTTGGCACTCACCCTGCGCCGGGTCAGGACGTCCTCCATCAGGTCCAACAGGATCTCCGCCTCGGCCGCAGAGACGCGGAACCGCGCGTCCGACAGTCGGAAGGTCCGAAGCAGGAACTCGCGTCGGCTTTCGGTCGCGCCCGCCGGGATGCCGGCGATCCTGCGGGCGCTGTCGCGGCGGATCGCCTCGCGTTCCTTCTCCACCTCCCGCGCGACCGCATCGGGGCCCTGACCGAGGATCGAAAAAACGCCGATCACCGCTGACGCGCCCCCGCCGGCGGCGATGAGCGGCGACGCGGAGGTCAGGGCCACGAGGCCAACGCCGATGGACACCAGCGTCAGCGCGTGCCCGACCAGTTCCAGATACCGGTCGAGTTCGCCTCTCTCGCCGAGGTAGCGCATGATCTCTTCCGGTGTGCGGTATTTGAGGCTGTGCTTGGTCAAGCCGCGCGCCATGAGGTGCCGCAGATCCTCCAGTTCTCGGGCCAGCGACATGTTCTTGAGGGCGATCGCGGCGACAAG